GTGTACCCGCAGCTACAGCGAAGAAGCCACCTAAACCTGCAGACAAACCGAAGCCGAAGCCTCAAGCACCGGGACTTGCAAGTAACAGAAAGCCTGTAGCCGCCAAGCCTGCTCCACCTAAGCCGAAGCCAAAACCTCAAGCACCGGGGCTTGCAAAGAATAGAAAACCTGTAGCTAGTACACCCCCTAAGCCAGCACCTAAAGCTAAACCGAAGCCAAAGCCTAAAGCCAAAAAGAAACTAAAGCCAGCAGATAAGGCACTGGCAGCGGCTGCTACACTGGGTCTGGTAAGTGCGGCAGTTGAAAAATCTCGTCGTGGTGGGGCAGCAAAAGCAATGCCTACACCCACTCCTAAGCCTAAGAAGCCACGGAGAACACCTGACGTTAAAAAGATTTCACCGAAAGGTCGTCCCGGCGCAACTACACCGGACACTAAAAAGATTTCACCAAGTGGTAGGCCGACACCTAAGAAGTCTACACCTAAAGTAAACAAAAGTGCTGCAGCATCTAAGCGTATGCCTAAGCGTACCAACATTAGTGCTGGCAAAAATACAGGGTTTGGTCCTAAAGGCAACATCTTCCCGAAGGACGCAGAAGATCGTAAACGCTTGATGAAGCTGTATGGTGGAACGGGCAGTGCTGCTGCGAAGGCTGCTGCTGCAGGTACACAAGGAACACTGAAGAGGGGCAAGAAATAATGGGGAAGAAAAACAAAGATGATGTAATGGTAGTGTCTATTGGTGTTGGCTCTGTACCTAAAAGCAAACTCAAGAAGATGCAAAAAGCACAGATGATGATGGGTGGTATGGCTAATGGTAAGAAGCATATGTATTCTGCTGGCGGTGATGTTACTGACAAGCTGCCAAACAAAGGACTGCGTAAGCTGGCCTCCACAGGTAAAGGGCGAGAAGCTGTACGTAACATGGGATTTGACGTATAGCGGTGCATCGTGTAGAACGCGACATTCGCAACTGGTCGCACAACTTCCTTGAAGTACCAAATGAGAAACTGAACGGACTCCCACCCTGCCCCTATGCAAAGCAGGCGTGGCTGGATAATAAGGTTACGTTCAGTATCAATACAGGTATAGACGGACTGATACGTGCCGTTAGAATATTTGACACCCACGACTACGACATTGTAGTGTGGGCAGAAGAAAATGTAATTGACATGCCATACCTTGATGGGCTTGTGGATGGCATGAATGAATTGCTATCAGTGGCTGGCATTGACATGCACCTGATGCAGTT